CTACAAGCAGCCGACTTTTGGAAGCGCACTGGTCTTTCACCTCCACTAATTCTGATAATATTGTTATTAACTCGGTTTATCCCTATAGTTTCCCATAGGGCCAGACTGTATCTCACGCCTATTCTGGTTGATTAGACCTTCATTATAGACTGATAGCCGTGCTCGTCGTTGAGGGAGAATCATGTCCTATCATTGTTACTTTCGTAACGTCGGATTTAGATTCTTTACCCGCGGATTGCCCATCGCATATATTTCTATATGACATACTTAACGTTATTACTCAGTTTGTGACAGTTCGACAGAGTCGCTTTCTTCACAAACAGCCTGAGGTCGTTACCCTAGGTATTCTCCGATATTTCTATCAGAAAAGTAGTAGTTAAGTCTTAAGGGGTTTCCCGTCATTATAAGCTATCTCGCACCTTTCCAGGTAAAATCCCGGAAAGATACTAGGTGATTACTGTTTACCCCATTTATTGGGCAGTCACCTTTTTGTGGCTGTAGTAGTTAACCACGGTTATAAATCGGTAGCTCTGTACATAGTCTTGTCCAGAGCCTGCAACTCCACTGCCCTGCGAACCAGTCTGTGCAGCGGCGGAAGCAACTGGCAAGATGCTGACGTTAGTCAACTTGCCGTAGTTAGTAGAACCCTTAGGGTCTAGGCAGATAAAGTCAAGAGAGTACGAGTACATGTGGTAGCCGGTTTCCATAGGAATGACCGGTGCGTGGAACCAAGGCTGGATGAGCGAGAAGTAATCCGAACCCATAGCTTGGAGACGCGCGGTGTTTTCATAAGTAAGGGACGTAAGCGAAATAGGGTCACTTGATCCAACAGGGTTGAAGTTAACAGTCGCGGCTCCGGGGACTGGAGAGGCTGCGGTGTAGTTAGACCAGTTCGATGGGCAAGTGTAGTTGCGTACAGCGAAGAAGATGACCTTAATAGCATGCGAGAATCGTAAGTCATACTGTGGGTTGTAGTTAGCATTGTTACCAAACTGTTGAAGAGGTGCCGTCTGCACCTGTTCAATAAGAATGTTACGAGGAGCACAAGCCATACGCTTACGCTCATCATTGCTGACGATTGCATAGTTAGCCCAAGTCTGAACATTGTTGTTAAGGGTTGGGTATCCACCAACAATATCAGTTGCAAGAGGCTGAACCGAAGGATTAGTTCCTGCAGCTGCTGCAACGTTATCCAAAACAAGCAAGAAGTTAGCCTGTTGGAAGGTGTATGTGATTCTCATATCATTGTAAGGAAGGGCAGCGGTGGGGAGTGCAATACCACTGTCGCGTGCAAAGAAGAATGGTAGAGGAAGGTTGAGGGTAAAGGCAGGGATTGGCTGAGTGGAGTCGTGAGGTCCAGTGAGGTCATCAAAGTCACCAATCATGTTCTTGTAACCGTTCAACTTACCAGCGGGGGTAGTGAAGGCAGCCCAGAAGTCAAGGTGATAGTTGTCAAAGCGAGCAGCAACCAAGTCATTAAAAGTAATAGCACACTCAACGTTTAGGTTGTGCATGAGATTACGGGTCCAGCGGAGACGACCATTAACACCAAACTGGTTAGTGGAAGCGAGTTGGACCTGAGGAAGGTTGACACGAAGCCATGCCTGAAGAAGATAGTCACCAGCACGAGAAATATTTACAGAGTGGTCTTGTCCGAAATCAGCGGTACCGTTACTGCGAGAAAGAACAACGGGAACCTGAGTAAACCACGTAGCCTTACGGGTTTCACGAACAAAGTAAGCGGTCGCGGACGAGCCACCATAAAGGTACTTTTCGAGTTCATCGAAAGTAGCCAAGTCAATAAAGCCTGAAGTAATATTAGAAGTTGAAGCCATTTTAATATTAAGCAAGAAAATTTTTTAGAAAAAATATTTTTCACACTTTTTTAGACTTCTAAAGAAAACTTAAAAAGACTAACAGTACAGAAAAAATGGCCTATGGCGACTTAGATATTTTAAATATAGACCATAAGATAAGACAGGACTTCGAGAAAGAAGAACAAAAACTTCCAGAGTACCGTGAAAAACTTGCACAACTACTCATCACATCCAAAAACTCCAACATACCCATACACTCCAAAATCGACCTAGAGAAAAACATCAAAGACCTCACCGATACCGTTGAAAAAATCTCAAGCAATCGCGACCTCAACTTTTATATCTCTGAAACCGCTGAACTCTTAGAAAACTATAAATCTATCCTTAAAACGCCCATCAAAATCTCATTTACCGGCCCACAAAAACAAGAAGACGGTGATAAAAACTCCATTATCGATAAATACACTGAAATCGCCCAAAAATACTACAAAATCTACACCAAACCTAAAGACAAGAAATTCAGAATGATATGCGATAACTGTCCCAACAAAAAAGACTTTGTTATTGAAGACAACGCCTACATCTGCACTGAATGCGGCTCCCAACAAGAAAAAATAGAAAACACAACCTCTTACAAAGACGCCGACCGCGTCAATATCTCCACTAAATACACCTACGACCGTAAAGTACACTTCAGAGACTGTATCAACCAATACCAAGGCAAACAGAACTGTACCATAGACCCCAAAGTCTACGAAGACATCGAAGATATCTTTACCCGTCACCACCTCATCAACAGCGATAAAAACCTCAGAAAAGAAATACGATACTCTAAAATCACCAAAGAACACATTCTCATGTTCCTAAAAGAACTCGGCTACTCTAAACACTACGAAAACGTTATTCTTATACACTACAATCTCACAGGTAAAAAACCAGATGATATCTCCTACCTAGAAGACCGTCTACTTAACGACTTTGAAATCCTCGTCGAGACCTACGATAAAATATTCAAGAATAAAGTCTCTAGAGTAAACTTTATCTCTACTCAGTATGTTCTCTACCAACTCCTCCAAAAATATCACCACCCCTGCAAAAAAGAGGACTTTGTCATCCTTAAAACTATAGACAGAAAAGACTTTCACGACTCCATATGCCGAGAACTATTTTCCGTACTAGGATGGAGTTTCACACCAATTTACTAGAAAAATAAAATATATTTACCTTAAATAAATGATTAAATCACCTGAATACTCTATGGTAGGACTTGTAGAAAAATTTATTTACGTCAAAGAAGGCTATGAATCTCGCTCGGACAACGGCTCAGCCCTTGGAGGTCTACTAATCATAGCACTACTCCTATTTCTCACAATAGGAATATGGATTTGGGGCCTTGTTGTACTCATTAAATATTGGAAAAGATTACCCAGCTGGGCTAAAGCTCTAGGTGTCATCGGCCTTCTCCCCATTCTACCCCTCGGACCCGTAGTCACTCTCATCTGTGTATACGTCTCTAAAGATGGTAAAGGCAGTGGTAGCGGCTCCAGTCGTAGCAACCCCTCTAGCTCCAACACACCCACACCTCCTTAACCGGATTATAATTAGCATTTTAAAGTAAATACCTACTTTAAAATAAATATGAGCCGTTTACTACACCTTATAGAGGATATTCGCCGTAAAATCAGTGACGACGAATACAAAACTATGGTCGATGAAATCAGAGCCGAGACTCATCTCCTCTCCAAAGTTAAAATCGCGATTCCCTGGGTCAGTAAAGGACTTGACGGTACAGACGAATGTGGAGAAGACCCCATTACTATCTCTCACGAATTCTTCACATTAATCGTACCCACAACATACCTACAGCAGAATAACGTTAGTACAGGCTCTAGCTACCCAATAACTGACATATTTAACAACTCATTAAACTACGACTCTGAATCCTTCATAAAACGACTTGAAACCGTTGTAATAAACTCTGTACAGGTACAGAACCGGACATGCATAATTATCTCCTTTGAATCACTAAACAAAAATAACGACTCAGTACACCTCCCGATGGATGTATCATAACTTACTACACATTTGTATGTAACATCATTATATCTACCAATAGATTACCTGAATCCTTATAGGTCAAGGGCAAATACCCCCTTCCTCTAGCCTTGAATAAATCACCCTCTGCTCGGGTTTTTAACCAGTCTGTCCGGAATTTATAAGTATGTTCAGTATCCTCAAGCATACGTATCGGACAGAACATATTCATCATCCTTTGAAGTGAGTTCTCCGGACGGTTAGGCTCGTTACAGCCGGGAAAATGTATTATAAAGTCACCATATGAATAGTTGTCCCAGAAGGAGTTAAACTCTTTCTGATTCTGTACTACAACTATCTTAGTTTGACAATTTCTCCAATTCGTTCTGTAGAGGTAATCTATTGAGCCTTGCTCCCTACAACATAAATTAGTATGCTTATACACTTCCGTAAAAAAGTCTTTCATGAAAGGGGTATTCCTTATGAACATAACTCCAACGTTAATCCAGTCGTGTCCTACCGTGTACATTAGGTCCTTGGGGCTATCACCTTCTAAGTACTTTTCTATTAGTCTCTCTAGAGTAATATCTTCATTCATTATGAAAGTATCGGCGTCTATCCAGACCAAGAAGTCATACTGACTTAGATATTTTTGAACTATTAGAATCTTACTCCATTCTATGTCTCTAGACCTGTCGTACATGGTATCGTCATCAATGTAATCGTAGTTGTGTTTTTTACAGTAATCTTTACGGGTCTGAATACCATATTTTACAATATCCTTGTACTTATCCCCAATTACAAAACTACAAACAGCTATCTTCATTTTTACAGAAGGCTCCCAATCTTTAAAAATGATTTTATGGAAAAATTAAATTTTATTGTAGAAAATGTCTTGTGCGAAACCTAATTGTACTAATCCTAAAATTCCTCGGGGAAAATATTGTGAGACTCATAGGAGTAAA